TATAGTCTCCGTTATTCCACTTCTCCCCATCACGTAGTTCGGATACTTGCTGCATAATCTCCTCGGTAACCGTGGTTCCTGTCAATTGACATACACGGTGATTCGAGAGGATTTTCCAAAGATAAGCCTGTAAAGGCTTAGCAGCAAAACCGTACTGTGGTGAAGATTTAGTGATATTCCGGAACTTCATTGCTTCGAATAAGGTAAGAATTACAACTCGGTTACTACCGGTGCATCGTTCCATTACTCTTCCTAAAAGTTCTCTAAAAGCCAGTTTAAGGTAGTCATCGTTATACGAAACTCCTTGGATACTACAGGACGCGTCCATAGGCTGGACACTAAGCTCAATCTCTGTTAAATCATTCACATATCTTTCAACCTCCTCATCAGAACCAAGGTCACGCAAATCCCGGAAATTTAGGGTTGCGATGGGATCAAGATCAAACAACTGGAGTGTTCTCGGCTCAGGAACCAAGAGCTGTTCACCCATCATTTGAAGATGACCTCGTAGCCAAATCAGATCGTCGCGCAATGAAGGTAAGGTACCTCCCTCTGAGACTTTAAAGTCTACATTGGAACGCGTAGATGGAAAGAAGGAAAGGCCTAAAGGGTCAAACTTCTTCCCACCACGCAGGTACTCCTTCACTGTTCGGCGAATCTGGAATTCAGCTTCGGACCTTGACAGTGACAAACGGCTGGGCACAGGTTCACCAAACATTTCCTTAACGCGTTGATCGCGTGTACCTAGGAAACTGTCTGGAGGGTCTTGTCTTGCGGTAGTAAGAAGGGAAAACGTATCTTTTGCAGTTTCGAAACCGGACCAAGGGTCTAAATCAGGCATGAGTGACTTAGATGACTGACATGAAGACAACCAACACCTGAAAAGGTCAGGATCTTCACGATTTAGCCGACACTCCCACCTATAAAAGGTTCCTCCTAAGAGGACCCGCGGATGATCCTCTTTTAAAAGAGGCATATCCGCAGGGGGTGTCTGCCATTGTGAAGATTCAACTGACCATCCATTATAATGTTGGACTAACTTGTACTTCATCAAGTCACACCACGAGTTCATCGTGAGTCGCTCGGGCAACTGAGAACAGAGCCTTTTCCATTGTTTCGGAATATCATAATAACGTGTTTTTCCCTCCTTACCTCGCTTAGGTTCAAACCCAGCTATATAAGAGGAATCAAGAATTGAGATAACACAGAGATAGAGCATCTTCTCATTGTAACGTTTTAACGGGACATTGACTAGTCCAGCTGGTCCAATACCATGAGCCATGTCCAAAGAAATTATCCAGTTTAAAATTGGGGTCTTTGGATCAAGCTTAGGTTTACCAAGTATTGCTTTCAAGAAATTTTTTAAGGATTCTACTTTCCCTATAGGGTCTATAAGAGATTTAGCAAATTGGTACCAGCGTGGCGCTGAGCCCCTCACCCATTCGAGAGTCTTCGGACTCTCACCGAAGGGGGAGGGGCAACGCGCAGCCATTGTTACAATGGGAGCTACAAAGCTTCCATGTGCGGGTTTTGCCCGTGGTCGAGCGCAGTTTTCCTTCTGCGAGTGTGATGTTTTCTTAGAGGGTTTTACCTTTTG